AAAATATAAATAAAGGTTATGGAAGGAGAATTAGTTATGGTTTGGAATGTGTTTTGTTTAGTGATGGTTATATTGTATGTAAGGTATGATGTTAGAAATAATGAAAGTGAACGTGTAAACAACGAAGAATAGAAATCAACAACGATTATCACCAAAACGGAAATTATCAACAGATAACAACAGATATCAATTACCAATGTATGGAATGAAAATCAACATGGGAAATGTCAATTATCAAAAGTAAATGAAAATTATAATGGAAAAATGGAAATATGAATTGTATTTATGTTTTGTAAATATAAAATGGAAATAAAAATTACCAATGGAAATCACCAATAAATGATGAAAATTGCTATGGAATGGACATTACCAAATGAAAAATATCAATTGTCAAGGAATAGAAATTAACAAATAAATAGTATATAAGTTAAATTAATGTTTAGATTAGTTTATGTGGAATATATGTTACATTAAGGATAGGACGAGAAATGTCAGGGTCTAACCCTCCCATTCATCAACCACGTCCTTTTGTACCTTTTTCCAAAAATATATACAAAAAACATGAACCCCCCGTCCCCCTTGCGGTAAAATGGGGGAGAGGGGGGGTAAAAATAAATGAAAATTAATTAAAAAATAGTTGGAAAAGCAATAAAAGGGCATTATCTTCACATATGTATAACTGAATACAATGGTATTCTCCATAATGGAAACGGGTAAAGGATAGCAACAGCATTAGGACACAGAAATATCCCCAGGACCTACAAAACATAGAGAAAACAGCGTATTCGCGTTGGTAAATGAATGAGTTTGGATGTTCTCCTACAACAAAACATACCCAGGGTAAACCCACTAAAGTACATTGTACGAGCCTGTAGTGGAACGTTTGTTAAAATAAAAAGAAGCTTGCAATAAATTGCAGGCCACCTCTCTGCTCAGGAATATTTTAATTAAAAGATAATTCGTATATTTCAGTATAATTAAAAGAGATAAAATGAGTAAGAAAGAACAAAGAGAATTAAGATTATTAAATTTTTTATTTTTACAGGAATTGCAAGTACAAATTATTTGTATGCCTGAAGTATTGATGTTTGAACATAGTATAGTTAGACCTAATTAAGGACTAACAGTTATAAAGTAAAGTTCGTATATTGTAGTATAATTAAAAAGATAAAAAAATGAAAAAAGAAGAATTAATTAAAGAAGTTAAAAATTTAAAAGATTTTGGTTTTACAGGGAATAGTATTGAGTTTAAAGAATTATTAATAACTTGTTCAACTCAGGAAGATGAAGGAGGGCCTTATTATTTTGTTTATGAGGAAGAAGATGAGAGTGAGGATGGGATTTTTAGTTCTACTAACCCAGAGGAAATAGTAGAGTTTGTTATTAATTATTAAATAAAAGGACTAAGCAAATTAATAAATAATTCGTATATTATAGTATAAATAAGTTAAGAAAATAAGTTAAATTAAAAAAAGTAAAGTTATGAAAAATGAAGTAAAAAAATTAGGACGTCCTGTAAATGAAAACAGTGTAAGACAATTAAGATTAAAAGAATTAGAGTTAAAAAGAAGTAAAGGAGAGTTAAAAAGAGGACGACCTGTAGAAGAAAATAGTGTAAGGCAGTTAAGGATTAAAGAGTTAGAGAGTAAGAGAGAAAGTGGTAGTTTAAAATTAGGACGTCCTGTAAATGAAAATAGTGAAAGACAGAAAAGGATTAAAGAGTTAAATGAAAAAAGAGAGTTAGGTTTAGTTAAAAGAGGACGACCTAAAATGATTAAAACAGATAATAATGAGGTAGCAGCTTAGGACTACCTCATTTAACATTTAATTCGTATATTGATGTATAATTAAAAAGAGATAAAATGAATTATTTAGAAAAAGAGTTAGAAGGTGGTATTACTTTAATAGTAAGTTTAGAAATAGAGGGGTTAGAAGAAGAATTAGAGTTGGATTATGGAACTTTAGAAGAGATAATGGAGGTAAAAGAGATTGGTGGTGTTAAATTATATTTTATTTATATTTAGGACTAAGCAGATTAAATTAAATTTCGTATATTGTAGTATAATTAAAAAGGTAAAATATGTTTGTAGTTAAAATTTATGATTTAGATTCTTCTTCTTATAAAATAAGAGATGTTAAAGTTAAAGTATTTGATACTTTAGAAGAAAGTAAGAAATTTATAGTGGAAAAACATTATGAAATAGATTGGGACAATTGTAATACTGATTTAGAGAAAGATGAGTATTTAGATTTATTTAGTTTAGAAGATATACAGGATAAATTATATGATACTTTTGAGTATGAAATTGAGGAAGTAACTAATTAAAGTTACTTTCGTATATTTCAGTATAATTAAAAGGGTAAATATGAAATTAAGTTTAGAAGAATTAGATTTGTTGGTTGACGGTTTAGATTTAGTATTAAGTCAAACCAATAAAGAATTAGATAGTATGAGTAATTTTAAAGCCAAGTTAGAAAGGTTAAAGTTGATAAATGGTTTAGCTGTTAAGTTAAATTTGGAATTGGAGAGTAAGTAAAAAATTCGTATATTGTAGTATAAATAAAGAGATAAAATGAGATTAACAGAAACACAAGCTTGGGGAATTGCGATTGTATTAGGTGGGATAATGGGAGTGATTTTATTTAATTTTTTGATTAGTATAGGTTTTTAAAATAATATAGTCAGGTGGCGAAATTGGTTAGACGCTATTGTTCTAGATTAGATGCTGCCCCTCCTAAAAAATTGAACAAGGGTGGCTTGCAGGTTCGAATCCTGCCCTGACTACAATATGGCTTTATAACTGCTAGGGTAGCTCCCGAACCAGTGAGTGGGTAAATGATGGTGATATGTTTATGATGCTCCTTATACTAGGATCGGAGAAGTGTGTTCAAAGCATATAACATGTAGTTTACAAGGTGGGTTCGATTCCCACTAGAGCCACAATTAAGATACCGCTTCATAATCGGTTTTATCTTTTTTAATTATACGCCTTGTGAGCCCAAGTAATTGGGCTTTCGGGGTCGGTGGGAATGTGAGGTGCGAGGGTGGGTTCGTATATTGAAGTATAAAATTAGGAGATATGAAAACAGTTTATATAGTATGTGAGTATTCAGATTATGGCTTAATTGATATGTCTGAAGCCAGAGCATTTGACACGTTAGAGGCAGCTGAGGCGGTAGCGGTGGCAGCCATAGAGACCAAGGGCTGGAGATTGGATGTAATAACATTGGATATAGAGAAGTAGAGATACCAGAACCAGTTCGTATATTGAAGTATAAAATTAGGAGATATGAAGCAAATTAAGATAACCAGATATGATTTTAACCCACAGTGGGATACAATGGATATTAAGCAAAAACATAGTGATTGGAGTATATGCAGTCATGGAGATGGTGATGTGGAGATTGAATGTACAACCTCAGATGGATCGAACCATTTATTCTTGAGCCAAGACGAATTGAAACAATTAATCCAGTTTTTAAACGAAAAAGTAATTAGATAATATGACACGAGCACAAGCACTAGCCCAAGATTTATTTGACAAAGCCGTAGAGCCAATCATGGATTTACCCTTGACCGATGACACCATTAAAGCCAAAGGTGTGGAGATAGCAATGGTGATATTGGGAGCCATATTTGACCGTAACACAGACCAATCCAAGCATGACCTGTACTGTGAGACACATGGTGTGTTGATGGCTGGAGACATAGAGTATTGAGAGCCAGTTCGTATATTGTGGTATAAATAAGATAAGACATGAGTGTATTTGAAATTTTAAAAATAAAATATAAAAACCAATTTAATAAAGTATTTAGAAAACTTAATTATCAAATGCTTTACCATGAAGCCGTAATCCTATTAAATTATCTGGAGGGGAGAGAACCAAGCAATGAAGAATATGAATTAAAGTGGAGAAATAAATTTGAAGAATACCTATCTAAATAATCCAGTATGACAACAAGCACATTCATCCAAATTAACAAGACACGCATCCAAAATATTGATGGGTGCTTGACCGATAAAGCCAATGTGACCGTAAAAGGTGAAAACGGTGGGCTGGTGTTTTACTATTTTGAGGGTGGCAAGCTCACCCATTCAAAAACCAAGGTGCAAGGGTGGTAATCCTGGTGCCGTACGGCCGTATATATATGGTATGGATATAGTCGTATATACCCACGCGCGCAGTTGTCAATACGGGGTGGGGTGGTGAGGACCGCCACTTAGACCACTTCACAGATCGTAAACGATCTTTACACATCGACATTGTATATAACTATATACCCCCACAACCATACCCAAAAAACCCAAATCAAACCAAGGGCCAAAGAATATAAAAAATCAAATCCTTTTCTTTTAAAAGATCTTTGGCATCGACATAGGATATACGTATATTTTAAGTATGACAAAAAATATGGATGATTTTCTTGACGAGTTAGATACACTATGTTGGAAATACCAAATTGAAATTAAACCTACACACCCGGTACCTAATAATGAATATCCAACTATATCCATTATAAATGGTGATGAAATTATAAAATTAGTATATATTGATGGAGATGGAAGAGGAAAATAATATGGAACAAACAATGGAAAACGGAAAACAACCAGCATTTGCAGCTGCAAGTGAAGTGTGGCATCAATTAGGCTTAACAAAAAGAGAATACTTTGCTATACATATAGCAACAGGATTATCAGTCCAAGCAATTGCAGGTAGACATAATATCCCAAGTGAAATGGCTCAAAATGTTCCATATGCTGCTGTTATGATTGCAGATGCTTTAATGGCAGAATTAGCTAAAACAGAATTAAATGAAAAAATTTAGACTACCAAGAAAAACAAAAAAGAAAATGTATAAGTACGGTTATTTTTACCCTATGGACCCCGTAGAAAGAACCTATCAAATGGCGTTTCCAAGAGAAAACCAAGAGGATTACGATGCATATAAAAAAGGAATATTAACCAATCTTTTAGATGACATAAAAAGACTAGCAAAAAACAATGAAAAAAATAATCAACTACATTAAATTTATTTCAGAAGAAAGAATAAAAGCAATGATATATTGTGGAAAAGGATTTTATTAAACAATATTTATAAACAAAAATTATGAGTGACGTAAGACAAGAAATGGACCAAGTAATCAATGAATTACAATCAAAAGGAATTAACCACGAAATGACCCAAGAAGAACTTCAAAGACGTGGTTTGGGTGATGTTGTTGAATCAACATTAACTAGATTTGGTATTACCCAAGAACGATACAAGGAATGGTTTGGTTTACAAGAATGTAATTGTACGGGCCGTAAAAAATGGCTTAACAACTTCTTTAGTTGGAACGTAAAAAAATAATATTTATTGTCAAAACGATAAATGTCTACTTTTACATTCTCAAACCCATCATCAGGATCAGTTTACTTTGTAATTGAAACTATTCGTAACTTTCAACAAGTATACGATTCAACTTCATTACAAAATATAGTTGGTACTCTTGAAAATTTTGTAAACATTGACCCTAATTGGGTAGTTACCTCTTCTTACATTTTAGGTGCTGTTATTCCCCCGGGAAATTCAAGCTTTGACTTTACTCCAACTATACCAATTAACCCCGATAATGTATATTTAAGAGGAACAGGACCTTTAATTGTTACAGTTAATTCAAATCCTTCCCTAACCCCTGAAGAATTATATGGTCCAGGTATATTAAACCCATTTATTATAAATGGAGGAACTTATCCTAGTGGAAGCTGGAATTTAATTTCACAATTATGGAATAATGTAACTTCTTCTTGGGAGCAACCAATTTATTAAAAATCCTTGGTTATTGGATTTTTGATTCGTATATTGAGATATAAAAATAAAGGTTATGTTAGAATTAGTAGACAAAAAAGAAATTGAGGCTCAAATCCAAAAATTGGATAGTGAATTAAGTATTGTTGTTAATACATTGATGATTATAACAGGTTTTTTCCTGTTGGAAATTATTTTAATGTCTTATAATGTGTTAACACTTAATTTGATTAATATTTTAGGACTTATAGGATTGACTGTAGTATTTTATTTGCAATTTAAATCTGCAAGAATAAAAGCAAGAATATTAGTAATTTTGGAAAATCTAAATAAAAATATATGAGCAACACTTATCAAAAACCAAGAAAATTAACAACAGCAGACGGAACTATAATGTATACCTTTGATGGTAAGTTACATAATTGGGAAGGTCCTGCTTTGATTCCTGGAGGGAATTATAAAAAACGTGAGTATTATTTGAATGGAATCAAATATACGGAGGCACAATATAGTAAAATTTTAAAAGAAAGAGAAGGTTTACCTTGGTATAAAGGATCGGGTGCTAAAGCTAGATTTTAAATTATGGAACGTATTACATATGAAGAAGCTAAAAAATTTATTCCTTGTTCTGAAGATTACTCAAATAATCCACCTACATATTTTACGGTTCAAGAGCAAGAAGATGGTTGGGATAAAATAACGTATTACACGGGTAAAAAACGAGGTCTATTTGTTGGCCGCGAAGGTGATGAATGGGTTTATATCTTGTCTAATCCCGCAATCCCAAATATGATAAAAATAGGTTATACTAAAAAAGATCCATTTGCTAGAGCAACTCAAGTATCTCGAGGAACTGGGGTTCCTATGGGTTATGAAGTGGAATGGGCCTTTAAATGTTTTAAAGGTGAACGTATAGAACAAGAGGTTCACAAATATTTTAAAAAACAAAGAGTTAATCCTCAAAGAGAATTTTTTAGAATATCGTTGGAAGAAGCTAAACAAGTTATAGAACAAATAGGAGCAAAATATGTATGAACAAATTGTAGCCATGGAACTACATCAATTAGAGCAAAAAATATCTAATATTCAAAATGAATTGATAGGTTATAATATAATGCTTGATGAAGTATGGCAATACCATCCTGCAAATCCGGATTTTTTAAATCCGATTAGAGCATATGATGAATTAAAAAAATCAATTTCATTATTGGAAGATGAATTAGATGATTTAGGATTAAAAATTAAACATTTAAGATCAACGAATTAACGCGCGTATTTAATTAAGTAATTGTATATACATATAGGCATATGGGATTAGGGGGAATATTTGCATTATTTGGGTTTGATGATGAAAACAAATTAGATAAAAAAACCAAAAAAAATCTTGACGAATTTAAAGAAACCCCACATTTTAGGATTGGGATGTTTACTAAAATGATTCTGAATGGGATGAACTTTAAAAAACAAGTAGTAGGGTTTTTTTCTAAAGCTGATAAAGATTTAGATATTTTAGGAATTGATGAAGCTGGGGATTTTATGATGTTTAATAGGGCTTGGTTTTGGATAAGTGAATGTAACGTAAGAAAAAAAGATTGGAAGGAGGCTTTACAATATAATTCTACATCTGAAATGTTATTTTGTATAAAATCAAGTATAAAATATTTTGAAAGTATAGAGGATTATGAAAAATGTGCCTTCCTAATCAAAATCCAGAAATTTATAGAAAAAGAAATTCTTAAAGCTTCTTTTAAAGAAGCGTGACTCCCCAAAAGAAAGTTATTACCTTTAATTATATTTTAATTTAAAAAATATTTAGAATATAAAATGTTATAATAAAATAAGTAAATAAATAAAAATGAAATATAAAGAATTAGTATTGAGACGCTTGGAGTCTATGGAAGGTAAATTAAAACGTTTAAGAAATGCTTTAAACGAAAGAAATGTTGAAGCAGCAAGATACATTTTGAAAGAAGTTCTTGAAGTAAGAGATGATACTCAATCAATTGTAGAAAGAGAAAACGATAATTAATTAATAAATAAAAGTTATGAATTTAACAGCCGAACAAATCCAAGATAATTGGGAAGAATTAATATCCTATATTGATGGTTATATTACATCCCCACGTAAAGAAAAAGTTTTAGAATTTTATAATCAATATTCTGAACGTTTAATGCTAATGCCTGCTGCGCATAAAAAAGAATATCATAATGCTTTCCCTGGAGGGTATGTAGAACATGTTTTACGCGTTATTAGATGCGCTTTAAAACAATATGATTTATGGGCAAGTGAAGGAGCTGATATGTCTACTTTTACATCTGAAGAATTAGTATTTTCAGCTTTAAATCATGATTTAGGTAAAATGGGCTCTGAAGATGAAGAATCATATATACCTCAGACTGATCAATGGAGAAAAGATAAATTAGGAGAAGATTATATGTTTAATACAAAAGTTCCATTTTCATCTGTTCCAGATAGAGGATTATTTATGTTACAATCACATGGTATCCAGTATACATTTAATGAAATGGTTGCTATTCAGACTCATGATGGTTTATATGATGAAGCAAATAAGAAATACCTTTTAAATTTTATGCCGGAACAAAAACCAAGAACATCTCTTCCTTTTATCTTACATCAGGCAGATTTAATGGCGGCACGTATTGAATTTGAACGTGAATGGTTACCTAAATTAAAAGAAGGTAAAAAATCCGTGGATGTTAAAAAAGAAAATTATACATTAGGGAATAAACCAAACATGTCTAAAAAGACTGCAACAAAGGAAAAGGCATTAGGTTCATTTAAAAGTGATAGTTTAAAAAATTTATTAGATAATATATGATAGCATTAATAATTGTAACATGTGTTTTATCTGTTATAGTCGTGGTCTTAGGATTCACGACTTTCAATTTGATGAAAAAACAAGAAAAATCAGAAGACATATTGATGGGATACCTAAATTATCTAGATAGCTTATCTCGTGTAATTGAAATTTCAGAAAAAAAACTTAAAGAAGTAGATCGTGCAGGTATTTTTGAAAAAGACGATGACGTAGGAGTCATTTTTAAATCAATATTAGAAATTCAAAACATACTCAATGAGTTTAACCTTAGGAAATTCAACTAAAAAAGTGACTAGAAAGCCCAAAAGTAAAAATTATTTTACCCAAGAAACTGAAGATGCGATTGTATTATATAACAATACTACTGATTCAGAATTGAGAAGTAAAATATATGAAGAAAAAATACATTATGCTTTTTTTAAACTTACCCAAAATATAATTCATACTTTTAAGTTTTATCATACCGAGGTAGAAAATTTAGAACATTTACAACATGAAATTATAGTATTTTTACTCTCTAAAATCCATTTATTTAATCCAAATAATGGAGCTAAAGCATATTCTTATTTTGGGACTATAGTTAAACGATGGTGTATTTTATATAACGATAAAAATTATAAATCTAAAATTAAAAAAACATCAGTGGATGAATTATCTAAAGATGATTCTTATTCTTATACGTTAGAGTCATCAAATGAAGTAGATAAACTTTCATATTTTATAGATAATTATACAAATCATGTTACTGTAAATTTATATGATTTTTTCCCAAAAGAAAATGATGCTAAAATTGCAGATGCTGTTTTAGAATTGTTTAGAAAAAGAGATCAAATAGATATTTTCAATAAAAAAGCTTTATACATTTACATACATGAAATGGTTCCTGAAGCTAAAACACCTAAAATTACAAAAATAGCAAATACTCTTTATGATGTATTTAAAAAACATTATGTGTTTTATTTAGAAAATGGGTATATAAACTTGTAATCTTTGTACATCCTCATATTTATACTCAAAAAACAACAATATGAGTAATTTAGAATCTAACATATTTGGTAAGAAAAAATTTTCTGACTTACTAAAAGAAATATACGACAATCAAAAGAAAAAAGAAGTTCAAATTACTGCTTTAATAGGTGAATTAAAACCACTTATTAATGATATAGGTGATGCTACTTTAATAGTTCCATTAATTAAAGAATACATGGAATTAGGAATTAAAAACGATGAACAATTAGTTAAAATGGCTACTATTGTTCAACGTGCTTTAGCTTCAAATAAATCTGAAGAAGATGGGTTTGGGATGACTGAAGAAGAAAAACAACAATTACTAAACGAGGTACAAAAATTTAATCCTAAAAATTAATGCCTATTCTCAGAAATGGCCTTTCAGGTCTTAACCAAGGTAAAAATTTTTCATCCAACCCTTCAAAGGGGTCTTTGGTTATGGGAAGGGTTGTGGATATTATTTTAGATGAAAATCATCCAAAATTTAATGAAACTGGTTTAGATTTAAATGGAATAGGTTTAATTTATTTTGAAAATTTAGGTTCAAATAGTGCTGGTGAGATTAAAACAGCAAAACCATTTTTTCCAAATATTAGAAATTATCCTTTAGTTGGAGAATATGTTCAATGTTTCTTTTTAGCAGTCCCTACAGCAGGGGCAAAAAGAAATTTAAAAAAGGAATTTTATTATGTAAGTTCTGTTAATTTATGGAATACACCCCATTATAATGGTTTACCCCAATTTTTAGATAATGGACAACCATTTTTCCAACAACAAACATATGATCAAGTAGAAGCAGGTGCTTATAGAATCTCAGGAATAGACTCAGAAACAACTGAAAATCCTAATTCTCCTATTAATGCTAGTCAAGATACTTTTGTAGAAAAAGAGGATATTCACCCATTAATGCCTTTTGCTGGGGATGTAATATATGAAGGAAGATTTGGAAATAGTATAAGATTAGGTAACACGGCTAAGTCTTTAAGCATTTATTCAAATAATTGGTCTACCTCAGGTGAAAATGGAGACCCAATTACTATATTAAGAAACGGACAAAGAAAAGATAATTTAGCTGTTGGCTTCCTCCCAGTTACTGAAGACATAAACCAAGATTTATCTTCAATTTATTTAACGTCTTATCAATCTGTAAATTTAAAGTTAAGTGCTAAATCATTACCAACTCCTTCATCATATAAAAATCCACAAATATTATTTAATTCTAGTAGATTAGTTTTAAATGCTAAAGATGATATCATTGTAAGTGGACAAAATCAAATTAACATATCTAGCCCTAAAATTTCATTATATTCAGATAATGTAAATATTTCTAGTACAAATATTACTTTAGGAAATACTCCTGAAGTAATGCAACCTGTATTATTAGGTAATGATACTGTTGAAACTTTAAAAAATATAGTTGTTACTCTTAGAAATTTAGCAGATACACTTTATCAAAATTCCACAGCAACTGGTGTAAAAATTCATTGTTATAATGCTGTTCAATATTTAAATAATGATATTCTCCCATATTTAAATAGAGAAAAAGGTGGAATTAAATCTTCATTTGTAAAAATTCAATAATATGAGTGTAATAAATCCTGATTTAATATTTGGAAATGCTTTAACTTATACTGCTGAAGATATAGTTTCAAAATTGAATTTCCCTTCTATGGCTAAAAAAATGGCCAACCAGTTAAACCAACTAGTTTTAGTAAGAGAAACATTTTCTCCAGATGGTTCAGCTTATGGAACATTATATTATACTGGTTCAATAGTAGGATTTACATATGAACAAATAGTAAATTTAGAAAAAGTTGAAGATATTACTTTATTAGCGGATGAAATATCTCAAGGAGTTAATCGAATAAATGACTTACTCAAAAAACCAGAATCAGATGATTCTGAACTTAAAAAACTTTTAGAAGAAACTAAACAAAATCTTAATTCAAGTAATTCAACTTCTTCATTGGATAATATAGCTACTGATATTAATACTTTAAATAACAGTCTTAATAGTTTTAATAATATATTAGGACAATACACTTCTGAAGCTCAACAATTTTTTGATATTATAAATAAGGTTAATCAAATAGCTTCTTCCCTACCAAATCCACCTCTTAGACAAGGAGTATATAAAGTTGCTTATTACCCAAACCCCTCAATTTTAAACCCTAATTCAGAAGTTGAAACATTTACCCAATCTACTTTAACCTCAGACCCATTTTCTTCAACTAATATATTTTCCCAACCAACCCCAGAAGGTGTAAATTTACCCCAAACATCATTTAACCCATTTGATATTGCCCAACCTACTGTTATCCCACCCACTCCATCAAATGTAACCCAATCTACTCAACCATCACCTAACAACACAGAATGCCCCCCAGGAGGAGAAGAAGGTATTAAAAAATTCCAAGATTGGTTAGATAATAAAAAATACAAATGGACTACTAGTGGAAAACCACTAAACAAAGCAAAACCAGGATATGGAGAATGTGGTAACAGTACAAAATCCGCTTGGAAAGCTTATGGGAATGATTTTTTAAAAGAAAATTCTCCTACTGCTCCTTTATCTCCAACTGGATCAGTAACACCATTCATTGATCAAAATTTAGTAGTTCCATCACCAACTGAATATCAATCACTATTTTCAACATACCCTCCAATTAATCAAACTCAACAAAACCAAACTTCATCTTTTAATTTAACAGACCAATTTATTATTTCTTTATATAAATCACAAAATTTTCAAAGTACAACTACAATAGCAAGTACTTCTCTAACCCCAACCACAGTAGTTTTTTCAAGAAATAGGGATCAATTAAATCAAATCGTTAATAATAGTGAATATAATGCCCCTCAAGATATTACAAATTTAAAAGATTTTATAAATAGTAATAAAATTAAAAATTTAACTTGTATAAATCTTTGGAGTTTTCCTAAAGAAAATATAGCTACAGTTTCTTTAAAAGGAAGAGTAATTGCAAGTGATACTGGTGATTTTCTTAACAATGCTAAAGTTAAATTTAAACCTTTACTTAATGCTGAAACTAGAGCTAGGTTAGAACAATTTGTAAATAATTCTGGTTTGGGTAGTGTTATTCTTCAAGGCCAACAAAATATAAATGACATAATTACTTCATATAATAATGTAACTGGTTCATTTCAGTCACTTACAACAAACCAAACATCATCATTATAAATAAAACATGGGAAATTTTCAAATTTGTATAAATAGTGATTTTAGTAAACAATACTTTTATAAAAAAGAAGTAGAACTTGAAGTTCCTATATATGAAACTCCTACCATTAACTCTTCTTTATCTACTCAACCCCCAGACCCCCTTCTTGGAAACCAAACAGGATTATTAGGTACTCCAACAAATTCATCAATTACTGGTTATAATGTTATAGAATATCAAGATATAACAAAGTATTATTTTATTACTAAAAACCCCCAAAGAAAAAGAGTTCCACCTTCTGAAATCCCCCAACCAAATAGCTTAAATTGGAATCTAATCACTTCCTCAGCAGATGTAGAGTTTATAGAAAAATATGTCCCTTTTAAATGTTCTGAAACTTTTACAGATGTTAATGGTAATTTTCTTTTAAATGCTGATCCTAGAGATGTAGTTCCATCTTCCTTTCCATTTTTAACTCCTAAAGTTAAAATAAGTGCCCCTGGTTATATAACTAAAAAAATTATTCCTTTAAAAGGAGATGGTTCTACTTTAGGTGATTTAGGTGATATAATTTTAATTGACCAAAATAGAGGACTTTACCAAGAAAAAAGTAAACAAAAACAATCTACTCAAAAAGAAATAAAAACCACAGCAGATTCTAGTGCTAGGAATGCTCAAACAGATACTTTAATTAAGTCATATTCTAATATAAAACAAAATTTAATCCCTATTCTTTTAGATTTGTTAGCTAAATTTGGCATGATTAAAGCTCAAGAACTTTTAGAAAGAGGTCAAAGTGAAATTTTAGAATATTTTGCTGATGAAAGTAATTTCTGTCCATCTAGAGAAGAACTTACTATTTTATTAAAAAAGAAAAATAATTTAGTATCTGTTTTAAATGGACTTTTTATAATAATTGACACATCAACTAAAGTTATAGGCATAACTGGAGGTGTCATTGAACTTTTAAGTACAGCCTACCAAACATTAAAACTCATCCCTCTCCCAGCATCAACAGGAGTTCCTTTTGTCCCTGGCATCCCAGTAAATATAATAAATAATATTGAAGATTTTAAATTAGAATTTGACAAAACTATAGTAGATTTAAGAAAATTAAATAGTGATATTTCATCACTATTAACCCTAATAAGAGATATTTTAATTCAATGTATACAATATTTAAATCTTTTAGATCAAGCTATGTCTTTTTGTTACCCTGATACTCCTCAAGCTCAGGCTATATTAAATACTACATTAGCTCAATTAGCTCAATCTGCTATTTCTCAAAATCAAGCTATTCCAATTGTTCAAATAAATGGATTTATAATGGATGTTGAAACTGAAAATACTGAAAAAGCATTAAAAAGAAAAAGAGCAATAGCCAAAAATTCAGAAAATGTTATCCTTTTAAAAGGAGAATGGTCTTTTAGTTCTATTGATCAGATATTAATAGATGAACTAGTATTTTATATTCAACAAAATGATTTAAAAGCAGATTAACCCTATATTTATAAACATATGAAAACCGACGGATTAAAAAAATTAATTAAAGAAGCAGTTAGAGAAGCAATTCAAGAAGAATTAAAAGATATTTTACTTGAAGCTGTTCGCTCACCAAAAACAGTTGTTAGAGAATCATATGCTCCAACAACTAACCCAATTCAACCTTCTCAACCAACATTTACTCCACCTACAATGGATTTGAGATCAAAATATATGGATGTATTAGGAGAAACAGCTTTAAGTTTTACTTCAAACGATGTTCAACAATCTTTTAAACCTCAATCAACTGATCCTATAAATGGTAACTTAGGGGCAGGTGAAGTAGGAATGGACCAAATTATGAGTTTATTAAATACTAAATAATGGCTTTTAACCCCCAACAAATATATCCTATTGACTTTGATAATAGCGTTGCTGTAGGGGTAAATCTTCCTTTTAATGGCCCAGCAGTATTTATTTCAAATTATTTAACTAAAGATGCTATTAAAAATAATCTAATTAATTTTTTTTTAACTAATCCTGGGGAAAGATTTTTAAATCCTAGTTTTGGTGGAGGACTAAGAAAATTTATTTTTGAACAAATAGCAGAAGATAATATAGAAAGCCTTAAAGAAGATATTTCTTTAAAATTAGATCTTTATTTTCCTAATGTTAATGTTGAAGAATTAGACATTACTACCCAAGATGATATAAATCAAATTACAGTAATAATGAAATATTCTGTGATAAACACAAATATAACTGATAATTTAGAAATTCAATTTACATAATGACACCCACAAATAGAGATATAAAATATATTAATCGTGATTTTTCTGAATTAAGACAACGATTAATAGAATATTCTAGAACATATTTTCCAAACACATATAATGATTTTTCCCCATCATCACCTGGTATGATGTTTATGGAACAAGCTGCATATGTAGGTGATGTTTTAAGTTTTTATTTGGATAATCAATTACAAGAAAATTTTATTCAATATGCTCAACAGTATAATAATATATTTGATTTAGCATACATGTTTGGATATAAACCAAAAGTAACAACAGCTGCCCAAACAACCATTGATTTTTACCAACAACTCCCAGGAAAAACAGTTAGTGGATCAGTAGTCCCAGATTACGATTATGCTATGACTGTTAAAGAAAATACTCAAGTTTCAACTCAAGAAAATATATCTTTTATTATAGAAGATAAAATTGATTTTTCTATATCAAGCTCTCAAGATCCAACCGAAGTTTCTGTATATCAAGTAGCTGGTAACACCCCACAATATTTCTTATTAAAAAAATCCAGAAATGCTATTTCAGCAACTATTAATACTCAAACTTTTACTTTTAATAACTTTGAACCATTTACTACTATAAATTTATCTGATAATAATATAATTAAAATACTAGATATAATAGACTCAGATGGAAATGTATGGTATGAAGTAGATCATTTAGGTCAAGAAATGGTATTAGATTCAATTAAAAATACAAATATAAATGATCCAAATAAAGTAGATGATGTACCTTATCTATTAAGATTAAAAAAAGTCCAAAGAAGATTTGCTACTCGTTTTACATCCCAACAAAACCTTCAAATACAGTTCGGTGCAGGTTCTCCAAATAATATTGATGAACAAATAACTCCAAATCCAAACAATGTTGGAATTGGATTACCTTTTTTAAAAGATAAATTAACAACAGCTTATTCACCTGTTAATTTTTTATATACTAACACATATGGTATTTCTCCTTCAAATACAACTTTAACTGTAAGATATTTAGTAGGTGGAGGAGTAACATCAAATATCCAATCAAATACATTAACAAACATTTTAACCGAAAATGTTGTGTTTAATTCATTTAATTTAAATACAACCACAGGTAATTATATTTTTAATTCTTTAGCAGCAACAAACCCACTTGCTGCTTCTGGAGGAAAAACCGGAGACACATTAGAAGAAATAAGACAAAACACCCTCTCCCTAATAGCATCCCAAAAACGTTCAGTTACAGCA